TGCAACAGTCACGGGGGTTTGTGAGTTGTCTCTTGTTTGCGTAACACTTCATGGGAAGGTAAATGTCCTTCTTAAGGATTCGAATGATGCGATCGATGAGTATCATAATAACTTTTTACGCACCCAATCTCTATCCTTCTTAAAAATTTTGGACAACTTAGGGTCTTTATTTTTAAAAAGTATCATGAGAACGTTCAGACGCCTAAAGAGGCCTAGAGGTGGTTCACCCGCCCTGACGACCCGCATGAGGGCGCGATGCCTCGCGAGTTCAGACTTTTCTCGAACATCCTCATAGCCATGAGCACTGAGGATGCCCGAATTACTGAGGGGGATTCGGACTTTCATCTATTGTATCCCGACTTTATTTTTTACCTTCACATATGAGACACACTCTCTGTCTACTGAAGCAGTTAGTGCATAAAAAGTGTTCACATTTGCGAAACTTGACACACTCACGCTGTACATGACAGTTTGGACACTCCGAAGTTTTGAAATGAAGGGTTTCATTCTTGAATCTCCAGAAACATGAAGTACACACCTTTAGACCGGGTCTCATCATCTTACCGCAGACGGCAAAATTTGGGCATGTCATATATTTACACTGTCGGAATAAATTCCCATTTTAAATCGTGACAAATTTTCTTCCATATGACGTCTTGTTGGTACAACTTTTCCTTAGACTTTAAAAGTGGAAAGTATCTCAAGTATTCATCTTCACCCAAGAGTTCACAAAATTTATAGAGAACATACGAGTAACTGAGAAAGTTCTTTCTTTCTGTGGGACAGTTATCATCGAATGGTTTCTGAATATCTTTGAACATGATTCGAAGATACTCTTCCAACTCCTGTGGCATGTTCGGGGGTTTGATACCGTTCAATATGTTTGTGATGTATGGCACGTGCTCGTAATATTTATTGAGTTTCAATTTTTTTAAAAGTCCTCGAATTTTCGCATGGGTGATGTCTTCTAGTTTTTTGATCTTCATCTTTTTGAGTTCTCCGCGAAGTTGATCGATGACTTCTTCGGGTATTGTCGTCATTTCCTGTGCCTGAAACTGTGACAACCATTCGTTGAAGTGATTTTCTCTTTTGTACGAGTAATTTACCACTTTTTCTGATGTTTCTTGTTCTTCTCTATATGTTAATTCTTCACTGATTAATGTTGCTATGATCGCACCACACGAGTCACACACGAGGTCACTCGTGTCGTGAAAATGAAGGAGGTTACTTTCAGGACACGTCACACATTGTTCGACCACACGTTCCCTGGGTTTGGCTATATTTTGATTTTCAACTTCTATGAGATAGTCCGTGAATATGTCTTTTCGTTTCAGTCCGACAGTCTCTTTCACGTTAAAGATGTTATCCGTGTTCGTAACCTCTTCGCTTTCATCTGTGTACTGATTCATGTACGGCATACATTTCATGATGTACTCTGCCATTTCGGATTCATATTTTTTCTTGTTCATGGGGTCATTCTTTATACACTCACTCCATTCATCTATTCGATTGTTATATCTACTTAAAAAATTACCTTCCATTCCTTATAAAGAAATGCTGGTCAAACTTTTAAGTAGTGTTTTATTCTTTTACAAGTACCTCACCACACCACGGGACTACTCCGTCATGACGGAAGAGCTCGAGTATGACTTGGATCATGACATGGACTATATGATCGAAGACGACTTTTGGATGAAAGAAAGTAAAGATTGGGAAGATGAAATTCTTGAAAACTATTACGTGGACGTGACTGGTAAAGATTTTCGTCACACACTCGTACCTCAGAATGTCACAAAGACAATTCTTCGAGTGAAATACTACTTCAACGGTAAGAGCTACACAGCCATTTCGAATGATATTAATTTTAAACCGGGTGAAAATGAAGAAAGCGCTATGCACTTTAGTATCCCTTTGAGTAGTGCTTGGATCGTTGATCATGATGATAAGCCGATGCGAAACATTACTGAAAAGGTGAAACGATACGCTGGACCACGAAACGATTTTCATGGACAGCGAGTCCCACTCAAAGACTTTTTGTTCTACGATGAGGAAACGCTCAAGGAAAAGTTTCCGAAAATTATATTGACAAACTCTCTCGGGATGAAAAAGACCCTATCTACACTCGATGACTTCACAACTAGTCTTCAGATACCTTAGTCGCCAGATAAAACTTGAGCTCACCCAAGTTGGCGACGTTATACTTTAGAATCAAAAACCGGTTTCCAATCTCTTGTATAATTTGCACAGACGCACACATACTCGTCGCCTTTGTAAAGATATTCAGATACTTCAAACTATAGAGACCCGTGATCTTCGGACTTTCGTCAGGACATTCGATGACCGTCTCTTGGTTCGCGAAATCACCTTCACACCTGAAGTTGATTATTTTCGAATCACGAGTGATTTCGATGTCTGTGCCTATATTCGACATGTCTCGACAGAGGCGCTGAAAGTCGGCGGATGGAAGTGTCGTGACGGTCGTCATTTCTACATCAGGTACTTCGATGCGACTCTCGTTGATGTCCAAAAGTTTCAGTTGAAACTTTGACGTCGTCTTTTTCGATTCACTGATAATTTCAATATCCAGAAATTCCTTTGAATGTATAGCCATCTTGAGAACATCGTTATTCGTGATTGTTTTTAGTAACTTGAATGTATTCGATATGTTAATACCGGCTATGATCTCATCGTGTTCACAATGATACTCTTCGAAATTGTCAGCGGGTAGATACATGTCCACGAGTGACGTTCTCGCACTATCGAGTGTGACGACATACATTCCATCTGGCCTGAAATAGATATTCACATCGTTGAGAATATCCTTGAGTACCTCAAAGGTTGATTTAAACGCCGAAGCTTGTATCGTGACAAGTTTCATATCTAATGTGATACATGGGTTACATCTTTAAATCTGTATACGCGACACCTTTCGAAACTTCTCTATTGATCTTTTCTTCAAGTTCTTTCGTCATCGCGGGTTGGAGAGACTGGCCATAGTCGTCGAGGCGAAACATACCTGAATTTGTGTCGTTTCCGTCGATACTGGACATCGAGCCACCGAATCCACCAATCCCACCCTGTTCAACCTCCTTCTTTGGGAGAAGCGAATCAAGCCAGTTTTTAATCTCGTTGCCCACGAGAATCTTACCGTTTTTGGTGAGCATCGTGGGAACACGGTTAATTTTGTTCCTGTAGTTTGCGGGAATACCCTGTGTGTTGATGTTATGATAATGTACGAGTTGCTTCAACTGGGGAACTTTGTTGATGTAGTCAATGACATCCATCGAGTGTTTACACCTCGGACTATAAATCAGGAGCGACATCTACTATCTATAGGGTATTTTGTAAAAAAAAATTAACGCATTATAGTAAACATGAGTTACTTGGTCGTGATCATTCTCATCGTGTTGGCAATTTGTATCACAACTTCCCACGAATCTTTCACGGAAGCGTTCGGTCTTTCAGGCCACACGAAACCAGTTGGGTCTGTGAAACTCGATGACCCCAGACCAGATCTCTCCAAGTATGAGGAGGTTGAGGCGAGTGTCGACAACGATAAGATTCAGGAGTTTGTACTTCAAGCTAACAGGGAGATTTCGAAGCGCACGGGTCTCTGTACGTACATCATCGAGACGACGATGGTTCGCCATTACAAGGGTGAAGACAAGGACATCTATGAATGTATGTTCATGGTCGTGAAGAAGGATGGATTCTCCTTCGGATTCTCCGTCGTCGCCTCCTATGAGGTCACACGAAACGGTAAGGTTACCCTGACATCGCTCCGGTCGCAGCCACTCGGTGTTCAGGCTCCCTCCAACGTCAAGGCGTTCACCGATGGATCTCCCGGTAAGGAATTTCTGGAGTACAACCTCGTGAAAGAGGCTGCTGTTCCGACGAAAGCTGAGTTGGATTCGCTGAAAAATAAATTGCAGTAATTGTAATGATCAGCATCGATGATGTGACAAAGATTGATGAGAAACGAAAACAGATCCGTAAAGAAATTTACATAAAAATCTATGATCAGTTTTCAGCCAAGATTAAACAATCGGTCGAACTTGGTCATAAACAGATCTTCCTGACAGTTCCTGGATTTCTCATCGGATACCCAGTTTTTGATAGAAGTGCGGCTGCGAGATACATCGCGAGACAATTTGTTCTCGGTGGATTCACAGTTAAACTCGTGAGTGATCACGACATATACGTATCATGGATCATCCCGAAAAAGAAGAAACCCAAAATTGATAAGGATGAAGATGTAGACTTTCCAAATCTCATGAACCTTAAGAAGATTGCTAATAAGTACAGGGGGAGTGCGTAGTAAGTTCCAATTTAAAACCCACTTTAATCATAAATGGATAACCTCAATATTCTTGTAGAAGCCAAGAAGGAGTACATGGGTCAAATGTGTCTCATCATGTGCCCACCTATGATTGAAGTCTTTCAGGACATGTATAACGAGGCTGTGTCTCTTTCGAAGGGTCGTAAGGTGCTCATCATGTTTCAGAAGCTTTTAAAGGAAGTTCCCAATTGGTCCAACGCCATGTCCAAGAACCATTCCGATAACATCACGAATCGCTGTGCCTGGTTCAGTGACCTTCTCGCCGCTGTCTTCGTGGCGTGTACCAAGATTCTCTCCGCCGTCCGTCTCAAGGCGGACAATAAGAAGATTTCTCTGAAACTACCCACGGAGGAGGTTTTCATCCAAACTTGTTACAACAATATCGCCAAGGACCTGTATAAAGATCCTTACATCTTCAGTGAAGAACAGAGTGAGTATTTTAGGGACGAAAAGTTGACGACTCGTTTTACACTCTGTATCGAAAACACGGTCAAGGAGCTCATTCCCGTGCAGCAGATTCTCCAGACGTACATGGCCCAAGAGACTCGTGACATTTCGCTCGACGGTGAAATTCAGGATGGTGTCGATCCGGATGTGATGGAGGGTGAGCCTATGATGGAGCCAGAGCCAGAGCCCATGATGGAACCCGAACCCGAACCTGAGCCAGAATCTATCATGGAACCTGACCCTGAACCTACTGGACTCGAGAATGAGTTCAAGACTGTTCCAGGTGTTCAGGCTCCCGAGCCTAGCTTCGAGCCTGAGCCTCAGCATCAGCCCCAGCACCAGCCCGAAGGGGAAGATGACGTCCTCTTTGGTGACGCACCCGAACAGCGTACAAAAAATCCCCGGTATAATTAAATGGAACTTGCCGATTATCTTCGTGATCCCATGAGCGCGGCGCTCATCGCGGGAGGTATTACCGCGGCATACATTCATCTCAAAGCGCACCTCAACAATGAAGGAAAACTCGAACTCAACAAGTACACGAAACCCGCTGCTCTTAACGCGATCCTCGTGTTCTTCATCGTCTCGGGTGGTATAGGCCAGAAGGAAACGATTTCTAGTGAGCCTTTCTAAACTTAAAGATTATACGATTAGAATAAGAAAATGGCGTCCGTTACTGCGTTTAACGATATGATGGGTCAATTTCTTGTGGAATTGCACAAGACTTTTCCAGAGGAAAAAGGCATTAAGAAGATGATGACGTCGTTCGACGTCTTGAAGTCTACCAATCCGCGACTCGTCGTGGATGCGTTCATGAAGGGTGTGAGTCCTTATGCGGACAAGATTTCGACGAAGGATGAATCTTTCCTACTCAAGGAGATTGATACGATTGATTTCCTCAAGGATCTCAACATCAAGTCGTACTGGGAGCGTATGTCTGCGAACACGAGGGGTGCGACGTGGCAATACCTCCAGACGCTGTACATGCTCGGGACGACGATCACATCCATCCCTGATGATACTCTCAAGATGATCGAGGGTATCGCAAAGGAGTGTGCCGACAAGATGCAGGGTGATGACGGTGAATTAAACCAGGATGCTCTCATGAAGATGATGGGAAATATGCTTGGTAACCTCCCCAAAAAATAAACCTCACCCTATACTAAATGAACGTCTGGTTTGACGATCCTCAGCAACTCATTCGAGGTGACAAGGTTTCTCAGTTCTGGCCGACGAGTGACCAAACCCCAGAAGATCGCATCAACGCCGCGTCTCGGTTTGTCATTTATGCCACCTGCCTCATTTATATCATTCGTCGCGACCTCAGGATTTTCGTTCTGGGAGCGACTGTCCTATCTGTCATCTTCGTTCTTTATCGGTCGAAGATGGTGACAGAGACTCTTGGAAGTACTGTGGAGGGTAGTTTATGTCAGATGCCCACGGAAGATAATCCTATGGGTAATGTGTTGATTACGGACTACACCGACGCACCCAACAGGTTGGAGGCGTGCTACTACCCCACCGTGAAGCCTTTCGTGAATGCGTACACCAGTGATCGCATTCCCATGGATGGTGGGCGTTCTCGGTCACCTCTTCCCAAATATATGCGGAACAGTGTGGATCGTCAGTTCGTGACAACCCCAGTTTCGAAACTTCCAGGGGATCAAACCGCATTCGCCGAATGGTTGTATGGCCCCAAGAATGGTCCCATGTGTAAGACGGATAGCAAATACTGTAACCCCAACGCGCGAGGTGTTCAGCTCGAGGCGTTCGCGGGTCTCGGTAGTGAT